GTACTTTATGAAGAGCTCTAAGAGCCTTAATAACGTCTGGACTCACGCCCATACAGTTTAACACATCGTATTCACTTTCAAAAGCGTGAATACTTTGAGATCTATCACATTTTGACACATCAAATTCATAATATTTAGTTCCACTTGGGTCTTGCATGAAAATTAAACTATCATCACCACTTACTAGAATAGCTGCTCTAGTATTACCTTCTTCTATCATAACTTCACAAAATTCTTTAGCATCCCAAAATGCATCAGCAATATCAGAAGACTGTAAGCCACTGCAAATGACTATACTTATAGACATAGTTTCTCCTTCTATAGCTAAATTGGGGATGTTAAATCCATTTTTGAACTTGTTTCGTAATAAATATAAGGCTTGTTTCATAGAATTAAAAGCGTAAGCTTGTAATGTGCTAGAAACGTTATTTATGGTGCGGGGTTTGATGTGAAGATCCATGTTGATAAGATCTTTAGCTGGCAGAATTTCGTTAGATTTAACGAAAACTTCTGAACTGAGTTTGGGGATAACAGATTGATGCAATTCCAGGCATGCAAAAGTAGCACGTCTTCTCTTTGCGCGTGTATCCATATGTTTTATCCAGTCATCTTCAGAGAGATCAGGCATGGTGAGTCTATCTGCCAACGTATTTCTCAAACGTCTCTCAAATATTTGGCGTATATGTGCCCAGCGTGCAGCTTGAGGACATAAACCCTTGTGATCATAAGGACAGTCACAAGAAAAACATTTGATGATGTTGCGTCTTTCAAGTGCATAGGAACAAGCTTGAGGACCAGCTGGCCTATACATGAAAGCGTTTGTTTGAAAAATAATAAAGTAGCCTATTTTTCGTGCTTTGACGATGTCACTCCATTCAGGGAAATTGAATTTATTTGGAAAATCCATTTTCGGTCTCACTATGGACCCAAAGGGTAGAATTTCTGTATGAGGTATTGGATCAACAATTACATTGCAATCCTTATAATTATCATACCATTTTCCTTTTGGTTCTACCACCTCCTTATCATTGGACTGAGAAGGAGGATTGAAAGCCTGATAAATCGCTGCAATTATGCTGCCGATTAGAAGTGCGATGGCTATATTCTTTCCACTTAGATATTTTCTAAGCAGCGTGAGCGCGCTGCCAGCGATTGCTGGCATAAAGAATCCTTGCTCGTAAGTTAAATACAATACCATTATGTTATAAACCAGATGAATAATGTATCGTATGTAAAAACTTGGAATTAAACCTTGTGGATTGAGAAGAATATAATGGAAGAAGATTTTCCATGCAGCCATGCCATAAGCGCCCATTATAAAAGCTTGGGCCGCTTCAATGCTGGTGATCAATGTTGCTCCTAAAGGAGGAAACAATGTTTTGATTATTTCTTCAATCAAGGGGGCCCCTAAAATAACATAGCCAAGCATGTTACGTAGTGGTCTTAGGGACTCTTCATGGAGCACTTTGCGTAGGTACCCTGGTCGCCCTAGTCCTGTGTCCAATACTTTCTTTAATTCCGGTGATTCTGGCACGAGTATCTGTGTTCTTCTGCGAATTGCATTAAACAATTCTTTAGGATTAGCAGTAGCAAATCCGGGAAAGACAGAACGATATTTTCTTTTGAAAATAAAGCAACACAAGGCTAAAAGCGAGACTCCAACTACTTTGCGAACAGGTATTTTCTTAAATGAAATTTCATTTACGTTAACAAACCCTTGTTCACGATGCGCGTTGAGCTGTACTAACTGATCCCGGACGCCGGAAATAGCAGTTTGTATCAGTCCCGTTTCAAGACCTACTCCACTATATAATGCATAGACAGCTGTTTGGGTGACTATGTCATCAAATGGGAGTGAAAGGCGTGAGCAGACTACTTCGTACTTGTTCTCTACCATATATGAATTTACAGCACTAATTACTTGCTGTATCTGAGCTGAATTTCTTGTTTTCAAACCCATGGAAGCTGCTACTTTTATAGCAGCTGGTTCACATATGATGTGGTACTCATCTTGTACCGATAGAAGACCAA